ATTTGCAAATTGTATGTTTTGAATGATAGCTCTTGCCGTAGCATTACAAGTATACACCGTTGTATTAGCAGTTGTTGTAGCTTTATAAATTGCGTTTTTATATATATTAGACATTTTTCTTTATACTTTTATAAAATACCAAGCTTGTGCTTCATTAGCATCTTGAACGTCTTGTGTAAAGGTTGAATTCAATTGCTGTACCATTTGCTCTAATGTTCTAATAATTTGATCTAATTGAGCTGGTGTATATTCTGGTGTAGCGTTTGCTAATCTGGGTTGATTTAATTTAGCCATTATCTCAGTCCATCTGGTTGTGCATCTATACGTAGAGTACCAAATCTAAATGTAGTTGCTGTTGACGATCCGCTATCCACGGTTGACATTTTAATAGCTACTTGTCGGCCCCTAGCTCTCATGTCGACTTTAGTTGTTGTAGAATATACTACAGTGCTTGACGCAACTTGGACCGTTGAGCCTGGATATTGTCTTACTAAAAATTCCATTTGAACTCCACCAACTTGATTTTTAAAGTCAGGAATATAACGTTTAATAAACATAGAATCATTACTATCCCCTATAGCAAATTCAGCTGTTTGTATATAAGCAGGCATAAATGAACCATCTGCTTGGTTACCATATTCTTGATTGTATAATGTAGATCTTCCAGCTGTTAAACCAATAACTGTTGGTTCTGCTAAAGCAGTTGAATTAACATCATAATCTGCTGCTAATGGATAAGCAAATACATCTCTTGGAGACCATACAGTTCTAGCTAATGTTCCAACAGTCCAAACATTTTCTCTATAGTTATAAGTTACTACTCTATTAATATAATTTGAATTTTGACTAGCATAGAACCAACTTACTTCTGCAAATTGTAGATTAACTCCAGCATAAGTAGTTCCTTGTTCCTCATCATCTATATCGCTATAAACATAATCTTGTACAGTACATGGAATCTGTTTTACTACCCCGTCAAATAGGAAAAATCCACCATTAGACATCCAATAGACAACGTTCTCCGCTTCAACAGCACAGTGTGGTGATATAGCTCCGCAATTTGTACCTGTTTGTTTAAATGAGAATGTATAAGGAGGTCCCACAAACTGCATTTGGTGGGCAGAGTTATTTGTAAGTAATATTAAATCACCTCTAGTTCTAACAGCAGTTACAATTTCATTACCAGAAGATAATCTTTGAAATCCTGCGGTGTTAACAGAAGTTGGTATAAAGTCTGTAATAGATTCTTGAGATCCAAATAATACTGCCATTGGATCATATGTTGTAGTTGTCCCTGGTGTTGTTTCAGTACCTAAAAATATTAAATGTCTATCACGAGAAGATACAACCATATAATTAGATTGTGTTGGAGCATTAGCAAGTAATATTGCCCTTGTATTTCTTGGTACTATAAATGTACTTGTTTGAAGGTAATAAGTTTTTCCACCAACGATTGTTGCAATTAAATCTTCTCCCCAGTTATCTAAAGCCCATATTCTTGGATTTTGAGTTATAACCCCTGTAGGTCTTGCTGTACCCCATGTAGAAAATCCCCAAGAAGCTGCTCCCCAACCTACTCCTAATTGAGTGGTATCTGCTCCTACATTGATTTGAAATGCAGCAGAAGTTGCTGATGCTGTATCATTTAAAGTAGGTGTTCCAAGATCTGCTACATTTATTGTAAATGTATTAGCTGTTTTAATTTCTTGAATTTCAAATTCTTGTGACATTGTAGTATTGGTAATTGTAGATGATCCAACACTAACTCCACTTACGCCTGAGAATGTAACAAAGTCACCCATTACCGCTCCATTAGATGTTGCTGTAACGTCAACGTATGTTGTTCCTGATGTAAATGAGAATGTAGCCGCTATCGTAGTAGATAAAGGTGTAATATCGTAATAGTTGTTATCGTAATAAATATATAATTTTCTATCTGTACCAATAGCAGATAATGAATCTCCTGCTAAATCAGTATAGTTGTGTATATCTCTTGCAACACCAATAAGATGCAATGGTGGAGCAACGTTTTGCCAACCACCTATTTTTTCAGGGATTCCATAACGGAATCGCATATTATTGCAATCAGTCCATCCGCCTTCGGCTCCGTAAACTGTATCTTGTTTGTTAATACCGGGACGCGGGAATTTTACTTTGGTTATGGGCATAAAACCTCTATTAAAAGAGATTTTATATCACTTTTTAAACCAAGCTGGAAGTCCTAAATGCGGTCTACGATCGTATATATTTTCTTTAGATCCTTTAGTTTCAACATTATTGTAATGTAAAAATACTTGACCACAGTCATCAAAAGTTAATTTATCTCTCCAATGTTCTAATTCATTTCCTCTGTAAACTAACATATCACCAGGTTGTAATAATACTTTAACACCTTTAGATTTTGATGGTTTATAGTTACCCGTCTTCTCATCTACACCACCTTGTGATGCATCTGGTTCTAAATATATTGGCCAACATCCACCACCTAAATGCATAGTTGTAGATATTTCACATGAGAATCTATCTTTATGACGATGTAATACATCACCTTTTTTATAAATTCTTGCATAAGAATAATTAGGATTTAACTTTAATCCTGTATTCTTTTCCATCACTGGAAGTAATTTTGTTAATAATGTTTCCATTACTATATCAGAATAGTGAGAGTATGTTTCTGGAACTTGAGCATCGTTCCATACCCCAAAATATTCCGTAAACTGACTTATGTACTTTGTATCAAACATAGTTCTTGCAACTTGTCTCTTCATCATGAAATAATCATAACAGAACTTAGCAAGATCTTCTGATATCGCTTCTTTAATAACTACATACTTATTTTTCTCAAAACTCATTTTTTCTCCTTTTTGTTTTCAGTTTTGGTTTGTACTCTTACTGTATCAGTAATCATTTTTCTAACAGCTTGTAGATTAAAATGAATAAATCTAAATGGTTCTATACCATCATCCACTACATATTGATGTTCCATATAAGCTGGAAAAAATATCATTGTTCCAGGTTTTGGTTTATAGTGAATTTTATCAGTTCCTAATGTTATTTCAGTTTCATTCTTTAATGGTAACTGTGTAATAAGTTTAGCTGGTCTTGGATCATGAAAAACTGGCATTGAAGTCTTTTCACTACATTTTAAAAAATAAAAACCAGATATATGGTTATCATAATGTATATGACCTTCATGATGCCCACCACCTTTTTCACCAAATTCTTGTACCCAGAATTCAGTCCAAAATAATTCATAATTAGTTAAATCATAACCCATATGATCTAAAACATTCCAAGATGTTGAACCAATATATTCTTGTAATTCTTTTAAAGCAGGATCCCCCACGAGAGATGTTGAGTGAAAACTCATCCCATGGTCACCAATTTTTTTACCAAATTTCTTTTCCCTATCTCTAATAGCTTGTTTATTATTTTCTTTTGCTGCTTTAATATATTTATCACATACTTTATTAGTATCATTTACCCATTCAGGTATTTCAATAGAATATACTGGTGAACTAAAATAAATTGATGAGTTTAATTGATCTGTTTTTGCCATATTATTTAAATGGATATCCAAGGTTCCAAATGACCAATGAATATCTTGTTCCTTTTGTTACGGGTTTAACTCTATGCCAAACGTGAGAGGGAAATACTACTATACTTCCACGTGGCGCTATTTCTGCACATTTCCTAATAGTTGGTTTATCAGGATCCATATTTCTAAAATCAAATTCTAATTCTCCACCTTCATAATCTTCTGGAGCTGATAAAGAACATGTAACAGATAATTTTCTAATTTTACCAAATGTATCTTTATTATCTTGATTTGCATATGGAGCTTCCCAGCTATCACAATGCCAATCATAAAATTGATTTAATTTATATTTTGTAAATTGACAACTTTCAGAAAAATCCCAATCAAAATTCCAACCAGCTAGTCTGTTTGCTTGATGTATAAATGGTTGAATTTCTTTATAAATCCATCTATCATTTAACCAAACAATATTTGAATCTCTTTTCTTTTTTAAATCTTTTAAATCTTCATCAGATAAATCTTTACCTTTTTCAATTTTATTAGTTTGACCACCAGTAAGTGCTAATTGCTCTTGTTGTGCAGTTCCATATTTAATTAACTCATCACAAAATCTAGGTGTAAGTGCACTTTGGAAGTAATAGTAGTAGTTCTGTAGATTCATTTCTAAATTATAAATAATGAATTATAGGATAAATGTCAAGTAGATGAATTATTAGCTAACTGTAAGTGTTCCAGACACTGTGAATGTTGCAACTTTACAACCTCCAGCTGGTGCCGGTAATGTTGATGTTGTATTTGTACCTGGTGTTACTGTAAAAGTTCTTGCTGATGGTCCTCTAACAATAACAATACCCGATCCACCTGCACCTCCAGAACCAGGATTTGATCTTCCACCTCCACCACCTCCTCCAGTGTTTACAGTTCCTGCTGTTGCATTAACAGATCCTGCATTAGTTCCTCCAGTACCTCCTACACCTGAACCTCCTGAACCTCCTGGTTGTGTAGAATTACCACCTCCGCCTCCTCCTCCTGCGTAAGATACTGCTGATCCTGAAATACTATTTGGAGCTCCAGCTCCTCCTGGTCCACCTGCACCATCTGGTGTTGGTCCTACAGTAGGAGATCCTTGACTACCCGCAGCTGTTGCACCTCCACCTCCTCCACCTCCTGAAACTGCTAAATTAACACCTGCTGCTGCTCCTCCTGAATTTCCTTGTGGTGGTGATACTGGAGGTGAATTACCTGTTCCACCTGGAGCAGGATTACATCCGCTAGGACCTGTTGCACCTCCTCCACCTGAACCTCCTGATAAACCAGTTCTTAATGTACCACATGATGAAGCAATTCCTCCACCTCCTCCACCTGTTGAGGTAATTGTTGAAAATATTGAATCTGAACCTGGAGTTCCTCTTGTGCTAATTCCTGCTGCTCCACCTGCTCCAACTGTAACTGGAATACTTGCACTTGCATAATAACTAACTACTACAGCAGATCCTTGTAAAGGAGCTGGTCCATAACCAGAAGCACGATATCCTCCTGCTCCTCCTCCTCCATTTGGATTAGGAGAATTAGCTCCTCCACCTCCTCCACCAGCTACTACTAAATAATCTAAAGTCACTGAACATTTTGTTAATGGCCACGTTCCTTGTTTAATTGCACCAAATGCACTTTTAATATTCCAAACACCACTTGCCTTGTTTAATTCTTTTACGATAACGATTCCTGAACCGCCGGAACCACTTGGTCCGCATGGTCCTCCACCACCTCCACCTCCGCCACCTGTGTTAGTTGTTCCTGAAGGAGCTGCTGATCCTGGTGCTGATCCTGGTCCACCTCCGCCTGGTCCACCTGATCCTGCTGGTCTTGATTGAGGTGCAAATCCACCACCACCTCCTCCACCTGCATAAACTCCTGAATTAGGAAGTCCTGGTCCAAAAATTGGAGTTACATCTGATCCTGATCCACCTGTTCCACCACTTGGTGCAGCATTAGTTCCTGCAGAACTTGCTCCACCTCCACCACCTTGATTATTTCCACCTGGATTTCCTTGAGGCGGACTAACGGGAGGAGTATTACCTGTTCCTGCAGTTACAGAACATGGAATACCATCTACGATTCCTCCACCTCCACCTGATCCACCATTTAATACGGATCCTCCTGGACTAAATCTTGATCCACCTTTACCACCCCCAGCTGATGTAATTGTTGAAAATACTGAATTTGATCCTGCGTTTCCAGTTCCAAATGATGGTGCGGGTTGTCCAGCACCTCCTGCTCCTATTGTAATTGGAATTGATGCTCCACAAACTGGAAAAGATGTGCAAGTTCTAAAACCTCCAGCTCCTCCACCTCCACCAACGTTAACACCTCCACTACCACCACCTGCTACTACTGCAGCAGAAACTAATCTAGTTCCTGGTTGAAATGTAAATGCTGGTGTTGATGCTGTAACAGATGTGACAGTACACTTTCCAAACGATGTTGGATTTACGACGCCGATAATACCGCCATTATATTTGGCCATAGGTTACTTGCTCCTCGTTTAAAATTCTTGTTACTTGCCTGTAGCAATCCAAGATGAAGAGTCAGGTGACCAAGCGAATTCGTTTTGTTGATCGTCTTTACCAATCCATCTCTTACCAG